CGCCCCCATATCACCCGTTTTTAAATAACCATTTTCATCAAAGGTTTCAGTTGTTTTCTCTTCATTATTTAAATACCCCATCATAATATGTCGTCCTTTTAGAAGTATTTCACCACCTTCAGATATCTTAATCATATTCTTATGAATTCCAAACCCTACTGTTCCTAATTTTACCTGGTTTGGAAATAAACACATAGTAGATATACCAGTTGTTTCAGACATACCAAATCCTTCTACTATAGGTATATCTAAACTCCAAAAATATGATAATATATTCTCACTTATGGGAGCTGCACCACTTCCAAAAAGTTCACATCTATCCAAACCTAATAATAATTTAATTTTTTTATACACTAATTTATTAAATAACCAATACAATCCAAGTTTACTCACTAATCCAGAATCTCTACCAGCAGAATTAGCTAAATGCTCATTCCTTTTAATACCAACAGATTTCGCCCAATTTGCTATTTTAGTTTTAACAGCACTATTATTAGCACCCTTTGCTTTCATAGCGTCCATAATTTTTTCCCATACTCTTGGTACCCCAAATAAAAATGTAGGTCTTATTTGTTGGAGTAAAGGTAATAATCCTCCTTTCAATGCATCTGGTGTTGCAAAATGTAAAGTACCTCCTGTAGCACATGCAACCATGAAATCTAACATTTGTGCTGCAATATGGCTCAATGGTAAATAAGATATAAGTACTTGTTCATTTCCCATTTTATTACCATTTCTATCCTCTATATTTTTTAAAAACGTCTTTATATCCCATGTCATATTGTCATGACTTAACATAACACCTTTAGGATTTCCTGTTGTTCCAGAAGTATATATCAGATTACAACATTCAGAAGGATCTAATGTTTTTTCAATATTACTAACTATATATTTACTATTAACTGGAGCATTATTTATAAAAGAATCGAATGTTATAATATCTTTATGTTCTATCATATCAGCTGTATTAGACCAAACAACAATTTTAGATAAATTTGATTCAGGGTCTTCTAATGCCTTTAAAAATTTTTTACCATGAGTCCAATTTTCTACTATTGCAAATTTAGCCTTACTATTATTAGCCAAATATAAACACGCATCCTCCTCATTTGTAGAATAGCATCCTGCTACCACACCTCCTGCTTGAATTGTTCCATGAAATGAAAGAAACCATTGTGGTGAGTTATACCCCATAACTATAACTACATCTTTTGAATCTAACCCATAATATTTACACGCGCCACCAAATTTATAAATTTGTTCTTCGGTTTCTTTATATGTTAGATATCTCCACGTACTATTTTCTGCTTTTTTTGATAAATTATTATACGAATTACTATCGCCAGAAGTCTTCCATGCTATACATGTATTTCTAGCATTTTTAGAAACAGTACTATGGAACATATCTGGAATAGTTATTGGTAAAAAATCATTTTCATCTATTATAATCTCCCTTTTTTTATTTATATCAGTTGTATACATTTATTTAAACTATTAACACTTTTCTTTAAATATTATTTAAATAAATATAAAAATATTTAAATTTAGTTAAATAGTTCTGAAATTTGGTTTTCTATATCGTATCCAATATCATTATTAACCATGAAATCATAATTCTGGATTTTGTCAATTCCACTCTCAGATGGATGATTTATAATAGACTCTTTATTTGAACTATTTTGTAAAGATTCTTTTTCTACTCGTTCCATAAATCTTTTTGGTGCACAAATTTTTATTACCTTTCCACCCATAGATTTACACCAATTAACTTCATTTTGAAATCTTAAATCCGTTATTATAAATCTTTCCGTGCCACGATTATATAATGTTTTAATCCAAGTTGCCAAAATATTCACCCAAATATTTTCACCATATTTATCTCTTCCCTCTTCAGTACCTATTTGTTGTAATTTTTTTCTTGTATAATAGTCCTTCTCACCGAATACTTTATCATATTCTAAATTATGTTTACATATTGAATCAACTTTAAAATGGTCAGCCATTGCTAAAACTACAGTATTTTTTTTCTTTAAAACTTTAGGTAAAATTACCTCCGCAATATAATTTTTTCCAACACCTTGATGACCTAATAATCCAATTATCTCCATTAATACTTATTTTAAAATTTAAAACAATAATATTTCAAATTTTAAATTAATAAATAAAAAATATATTGAATATAATGACTTTAGTATAAATATATTACTTATTTAACTGTATCATAAACATTCAACCTTTTATTACAATATCGAAATAAATATGGTACTTTAACACCTGTACGAATACATTTATCAGCAGCTTCACCCGTTTCATTTATTAATTTAATATAGAAAGTATCATCTACATTTTTTTCAAAATCAATAATAAAATCTCCCATTTTTATTAAGATAAATTTAAGACCATTAACTATATCACCATTATCCTCTTCTTCAAACTTGGATATATCTACAATAGCTGTATTTGGTATAGGACTCTTAACGGTACTTGCATCTGTATAAAATTTATTTATAGTTTCATCTATAACTGATATAGGTACTTTAAACATAATAGTTAGTCTGTAATCAACTGCCTTAGCCAAAATAATATCAGATTCCATAGATTGTGTCATTTAAACTATATAAAAAAATAATATTTATCAATTTTTTATTTTAAAATTAATAAATAGTTTTAAACTTATTATCCATTAAAAATAATAATTTATACTATTAAATTTCTTTAGGTTTAGTATTTGTTAATTCTTTAACTATTGTATTTAAATGATGTATGTCTTCTGAAAGACTACGCATATTTTCATTAGTAACATCTTCTAAATTAGCTAATTTATTTCTTAAAAAAACTATTTCTCCACGAGCATCATTAAAACTTGTAGTTAAGTCACTCTGGTTTGAATTTACCATTTCCAAACTTTCAAACATTTCATATTTTGGTCTAGAAAATCTAGAAAATAAAGAACCCATTTATAGTTTTATTTATAAATAAACGTTTAAATCATTTGAAGCGCGAGTAATTGCCGTATATAAACAATTAAATTTATGTTCATTAATAGTTGTATTTACTATATTTAACATATCTACAAACACATTTTTATATGTAGAACCTTGTGATTTATGTGTAGTAATACAATAACCATATGATATGTCCGCAAACCTATCAATATAATTATTATAATAAAACTCCCATAATCTATTTAATAACATTTTTTTAAACGTATCCAATTTATTTTTATCAATAAATTTCTTAATATCGTATAGTGTATTTCTAATATATTCTATGTCTTTTTTATATTCTAGTATTGAATCTTCGTGAATAATTTCTAATTTATCCGTCTCAGTATATAATATTTTTATTTTATATGATTTATCATTAGTTTTGTTTTTTAACATATTTATTTTAGTTGTTAGTACATCTTCGTTCTTAATATTGATATTATTATCTTTAATATTCATTCTGCAATATGGGCATGTTTTATTTTTTTCTAACCATAATAAAATACATCCAGAACAGAAATAATGATGGCATGGCGTTTGTCTAACAAAATCTGCCTCTTCAGTAAGACAAATTGGACACATTATTGATTCGACATTAACAACTGGCACTAAGTCTTCAACTTTGTCTATTTTAAATGAATATTTTAAATTAATTAAATCCGAAAAATTTAAATTATTCATTGTAATCTTCTTACTTGATACCTCTTTTATAATTACCTGTTGGGAAGCATAGAAGCTTAAATCTGAACTATAATGTTTATAGTATTTATTAAAAACTATCAAATCACCTACTATAAAATTCTCCTTGGTATTAAATAAAATAGTTCTAATTTTATTATTAATTTCGTCTTTCTTTTTATTAGTATAAACAAGTATTATTGGATTGTCATGATTTTTGTAACTTGATATATAGGATTCTAATAGATTATCCAATTTCCTATATAAATTAACACCATTACCTAAATATTTTTTTATTTTTAGTTTATGATTATGATTCGAAATTAACGTTTTCACATCATTTGCTAATAAATTAATATTATTTTTAAATCTTACTACTTCTCTTAATTCATATTTTGGTATTTCTAAACTAAATACTTTACTAATATTTTCGTTTATAGGAGGCAATTGTAAACTATCACCTACAAATATTATTTTTCCTTTAATATTTTTAGATAAATTAACAATATAATTTGCTAAGTTATTATTTATCATAGAACATTCATCTATAACTATTATGTCATAATAATGTATTGATTTATTAGATTTATTTGGCTTCCAATCTTCATTACTAGATAGATCCAATTGACTTACAAACTGCTCTTTGCCATCTAAATCAATTACACGTTTTATCTTTAATAATTTGTGAATAGTCATAAATGTAGTATTTATCTTTTTAGGAAACATGTGTTCTAGTACAGATACAGCTTTATTAGTAGTAGCACATAATGCTATCTTTTTTTTTATAAATGTGGAGTCTAATAATAATTGTGTTATAATTGTACTTTTACCAGTACCCGCATTACCCTGTAAAAGAAATAATTTATTACTCCCACGTAAAAATCTTAGTATGTGTCTTAAACTTTTTCTTTGTTCTTCGGTTAAGGATAACATTTATTATAATAAAATGATATACAATTATCAATTTTAAATATTTAAGTTTATAAAAATAATAGAATATATTAATAATAATTATGGATGTTCCTATTGTAATTATAGCTTACAATAATTATACATATGTTAAAAATATGATAGAGCAACTGATTTCAAAAAAAATAAGTAAAATACACATTATAGATAATAATTCAACATATCCAAAATTATTAGAATATTATCAAAATAATCAAACTATATTATTTACTTTACATACCATGAATCATAACTATGGTCATAGAGTATTATTTAAAAATGAAAACACAGAACTATATGATTCTTTACCGAATTATTTTATTTTAACAGACCCAGATATTCAACTTAATCCTAAAATACCTACCAATTTCATTAATCAAATGATTGAATTATCTGAAAAATATAGAATAGGTAAAGTTGGGGTTGCACTAGATATCTCCGACCACAATAAATTTAGAGATATTACATTTACTAGATTTAACAAAAAAAAAACTATTCATCAATGGGAACAACAGTTTTGGCATACAAAATTAGATGAAAATATTTATTTAGCAAGTATAGATACTACATTTGCTTTACATAATAAAAAATATTTTCAAATTGCTAATAAAGAATCTATTATATTAAAAGGGTTGCGAATTGCTGGAGATTTTACCTCAAAACATTTACCTTGGTATAAAGATAATATAGTCCCAGATGATGAAATTGTATACTATAATAAACATTCTAATTGTTCATTTTGGGGGTATTAAATCACTTAAAAAAATAATTGATAAATATAAATATGGGTAATGATGTTTATACATATATATTATTAGAAGGAGAATCTAAACAAAAAGACCATTTTATTAATCATCATAAAAAATATCACCAAGAATTAGAATTGAATATCTGGGACTGTGAACCATTTTTAAAAGAAAAAAATCCTACTTTCTTTGATACAAAAAAAGAATATACTAAAACTGGTGGTCGTTTTAAGCAAGGACAAAATTCTGATAATATCGATTTCATATCATTAGAATCAAAATATGGTTTAGTAGAAGAAAGTATTAAAGAACTTAGCAAATTTTATGATAATCTAACAATAAAACTTGATTATAGAGACGAAGATTATGAAATGGGAATAGGTTGGATAGTAATTAAAAACGGGACACTATTAGGTGAAGACTATTTATCGATTAGTAAATTATTAACTTATAATTGTATAGTAAATAATATTATAACAATTAATGGTAAAAATGATGATATTAATAATTTTATTTTCGAAATTAAGAAAGAATATGAAATAAATACTATAAGTAATAATGAAGTTGAATTTCCTACATATGATACTCCATGCTATGATTGGTTTATGGACAAGAAGGATAAATATAATAATTTAAGATTAAAATTAGTTTATAGAGAATCTAGAGATAAATATTATGGTTATGTTATTTTAGAAAATGGAACATCAATCTGTGATAATTTTATTAATTTAGAGACAGAATCCCAACATGGAATTATTGACTATTTTAAATATAATAGTTTAAATGACTATTTAACGAATAATAATTCATTGTAAATATTTTAAAATAATTTGCCATAATTCGGTTGGAATAAATGGTAAATTCATTAATAGTAATCTATTTCTTACCAATAACAACACATAAATAGACTGTTCTAATAATAGCTTATTTAAAATTTTGTTATATAATTCTTCACGATATAGTAACATATATCCACGCAATGAAAATAAACAGCTTTCTTTAGGAATTATTTCTAATATTATTTTAGTTAATATTTTATCACTAATAACATGGTTATTTAATTTTATTAAACCAATAAGGTCAATAAGTAGACGATTAGAATTAAGATCACCTACTTGATAGCANTCATAATTCATATATAATTATAATTGAATCATTTTAAGTTATTTTTTAGTAATATTTTATCACCATAAATATTATCAACTCTACCAACACTAGCCCACAATTTGCAGTCATATAATGAATTTACTGGAAAACACCCTTTTTCTATAGAATATGGAAAATCCCAATTTATAGTATGTTTTATTGTATGTGGAGCATTAACAAATACATTATTATCCTGTTCATATTTTCCTATATCTATTTCTTCTAATTCTTTATGAATATTTAACATAGCTTCGCAAAATCTATCTAATTCATCTAAAGATTCGGATTCTGTTGGTTCAATCATAATAGTTCCTGGTATAGGCCAAGACATTGTTGGTGGATGAAAACTATAGTCTATAAGTCTTTTTGCTATATCATTTTCAGTAATACCTATTTTATTATACTTTTTTAAATTTATTATAAATTCATGACCTACTCTACCTTTATCATTAGTAAATGCGATTTCATATTTATCTTTTAGTCTACTCATTATATAATTGGCATTTAATATAGCTATATTTGTTGCTTGTTTTAAACCATCACTACCCATCATTTTTAGATACAAATAAGAAATACTAAGAATAGAAGCACTACTCCATTCAGATGAAGATATTCTTTCAACGGATGTATCTAATATATCAACCTGTTCAGTCTTTGGTAAAAACGGTTTTAATTTTTCATTTACTAATATAGGACCCATACCAGGCCCCCCACCACCATGAGGTATACAAAATGTTTTATGTAAATTTAGATGACACACATCTGCTCCACAAGTTTCTGGTGAAGTATATCCTATTTGAGCATTCATATTAGCACCATCCATATAAACTAATCCACCATGTTGATGTATAGTATTAGTTATGAATTTTATATTTTCTGCAAATATACCATATGTATTAGGATATGTAATCATTAATCCAAATAAATCATCTTTATATTTTTTTACTAAATTTTTAAATTCCTCATCACCTATATTATCATTAAATTTAACTATTTGCAACCCTGCTAAACTGGCACTAGAAAAATTAGTACCATGAGCAGATTCAGGTATTAAACATATTTTTCTATTTTTTTCATTTTTATCTTCATGATATTTTTTAATACATAACAACCCAGCATACTCACCCATGGCACCAGAATTAGATTGAAATGATATATCATCAAACCCTGTAATATCACATAA